CTTGTTCTTTAGGCACCAGGACTTCAATGGGGTCCCAACCAAATGCTTCGACGGCTCTATTAAGCAACTCGTTCCAGTTAACCCGTCCAGCCAGGGTAGGGTTAGCAGATGTAAGTTGCATAAATTGCATAATTTTTAATAACTCCTGTGCCTTGGAAAGTATTACTGACATCCCGCGAGCCTGGAATTTGAATGTTCCCTGAAGCAAAGAGAACCTTTCTGGGTTGGTAAGTTCCGCAATTTCCTGTCCCCGTTCCTCAAGCACCTCATTCAGGCGAGGGTCTGAAAAATCTTCCATGTGTTGCAACAGAACCTGATAAGACATTTCCAGTAGCGGTTCCATTACCTGATGTTCCAATCCCCGTGCAATCTGATCTACCAGGGAAGTTGCCTGTGCCCTACCTGTTACAACTTCTGTAGCTGTCGGACGACCTCGGGAAGACGGTGCTCCTGTCAGGAATTCAGTAATACCTGTAGAATTCTGCAATTGGCGTTCAATAAGCGAAAAGATATTAACACTCATTCCGTCAACGCCACCGACCTTTATCTCGTCAATCATCTTCTGTCCTGGCATCCCACCTCGACGTTTAAACATCTTGCCTGGTGTAATGCCACCCTTGAACTGAGAAGGCTCCACAACCATAGTCGTGTCTACCTCAAAAGCCTTTACGGAACCATACAAGTTAGCATCGAGGATCAAGTTACCCAACTCAGTAAGCATTCTCTGGAGACCTAAAGCTGGTTCCAGCAAACCGCGATGGTAGGTTGCAAATGGAACCGTAAATGGTCCTCCTAAGACATAGGGTGGCTTACCATGCCAGAATGGATTAGGTTCTGGCGCACGTAATAAGTGCATGGGAACTGCATCAGGACTATCTGCTGCTCCGACAATAGCCCAGATATTTTCTCCAGATAACTTGCCTTCTTTATTTACAAGGTCTCCCCAGTACTGCCAGAGGACAACAGTCTTTCTGCCAGCAGGTGCTTCCGGCGTATCTTGACGCTTACGCGAAGCCTCTCCGCTATCGGGACTGGCTTCTGTCGCCTGTCTTGCTAACGCATCATAGCCCTTCTTGGAAAAGAATCCTTCTTCCATTAAGGCACGGACCTGATAAAGGTCCATGCGGATACGTTCAATAACAAACTGGTTTCTTCCCGTCGGGTCTAGCCATACATCATACGGAGATGGAAAATCAATTTTCAAGGCTTCTTTAGGAGCCTGCTGAAAACCAATCTCCCCGTCATCTGTCAACATTGGTTCGCGTTGATGCCACAACTTCCACCATATCTTAATCGGCATGAAACCTGTAATTAATCCTGACTTAATTGCTGTAGAAAAACGTTCTATGAAGTCTTCCTCATCAAGCCAGAAGTCCAGCAAGCGTGTCAGGAGATTCGCATACTCCTCGTCTTCTTTCTTGGTAGCTTCAATCTGGTAAAATCGTCTGCTTTCAACAATAGACCTTTTAAGTAAAGCTGCGGCAAACTCAATAGCCATTGTCAAGTTTGGTACATAGTTCTTACTCTGCCAATCGGCTTTCCCTGCAAAGTCATAATTATTATTGAATAGTCTCCAGGCTTCATCCCATACAGCTACACGTGGCTTTCTAGCGTCATCGGCATTTTTAAGAAGGACGCGAACTGTATTAACAATTTCCTCATCCTCCATCTGAGCCTCCATAATATCTTCCAAGACATCCTCAGCACCTCCCATTACCTCCTCTACAACATCCTCTCCACGGGTTGAAAATTCAGCTGTTGTTGCCACTACTGGACCTATTTCTGCCATTTTCATCTCCTACGGATTAAACGTATAAGATGGATAACTCATATCTATGTCCTTCCAACTTTTCTGAACAGGTGCATCAAGTAGATTTACAACAATATATCTTAACGCATCTACCAGATGCTCGTAATAGCCATCCTTATGAGGTTCCTCTTTCGTAAGTTCTCCTTCCTTATTTTTAGCATAATGATAGCCACCATTCATCGCATCCCGCAAAGTCGGGCATGATTTATTAATAAGGATAGCGGGCTGGTCGTCAATCATTAATGCTAACTGTCTATTGATAATTTCAACGCCAGACATGACTCGACCATACTTAAACAATGGGTGAATATTCTTTGCCCTCAAAATATCTATGGATGTTGCAGTTGTAGCATCATTGCGATGCTGTCCGGCAGGATCACAATAGTCCAGATATTTCGCCTTCGGGAAATGTTCATTAGATTCCCTAATAACCTGCTCTACGAAATCTTTTAAGTATGACTGCGCCCCCATAAGTTCCTTAATGACTACCATCCGTCCCCGCCCATCTATCTGGCACCAGACAATAGCAGGATGATTAAACCCAAAGTCCCATCCCCGATAAACTGGACGCCCTGGTATATAAGAAAGGTCTGCAATGTGACGATCTGCGGAGAAGTTAGTATAGACAGGTGAGCCCTCAATAAGAGTGCCGAATTCTCCCATCAAATAACGTTTCAGCCAGGATTCGTTGTGCTTATAATCTCTCTGTAATTGCTTTACGTAATCATCCGGTAGATGAGGGTTCTCAAATGTCGATGCCTGGATTAATTTATACTCTTCATCTTCATGAGAAACGAACCACTTATAAATCCAGTGATTCGTTGTGGGTGGGTTGGAAGTAACCCAGGCGTGGCGACTACCCTTTGGGTCCCTTAGACGAGATATAACCGTCATCCAAATCTCTTCTTCTACCTCACTGGCCTCATCAATGTAAGCCGTCGCAAAGTTAATACCTGTCAGCTTCATAACATCATCCAGGGGACGGAAGAGAACTTCCGAAGTACCTCCATTGATGCACTTTACAACACATCTATTCTCTGCAACGTGAAATTGCTGCATTGCAGCAGGTGGTAACAGCTCAAAGAAAGTCCGTCGTGTTGAGTCACGAAGCTCTGGATAGGTACGACGTGCAATAAGATGCAGGGTATCGGGACTGTGCATAGCTTCCAGGATAGTCTTCAGGCAACCTACATAAGTCTTGCCTGCGCCCACCCCACCTATATAAGCCCCGTAACGTTTCTTGGTATTAAGAAACTCCTGTTGTTTTGGAAGTAATTCTACCTCAAGGCTATTTCTTTCAACAACAGCCATTACTTATCCTCCGGTTGCCAACCCTTAATGATAATCTTCACGGGTTCACTATCACCCTTTGCCTTATCACCATAGATAGATGGCATCCTCCCACGAAGAACTTCACGTGCTGCTGAGACATTACCTTCAAGGCCCTGGTCAATCATAACACCTTCAAGAAAATCATACTTTTCACTCAATGCCTTCTTCAGGGAATCTGCAAAGTCACTATCATCTTCCTTCCATGCCCACACGTTTCTATATTCAAGCCCTAACTTACGACAGGCATGAGCTAAGGAGGGGGAATCTTTCAGCATTTCCACAACTGCTGCCTTCCGTTTATCTCTATCTTTGGGAGTCATATAGTCGCCAGAGTTAGCCATAATTCCCGCCTCCATCCTTACTATGTGTGAGTTTTAAGGATTTGTCAACTCAAGACCATGAGACCAGGTAAGCACACGCTTCTTACTTACCCCAAACATCCACCAGCGATTTGTAGACTCATAACCTAATGTCTCTAAGGCCCATTCATCATCAGACACTAACGTACCATTCATTAAAGCGAAAATCCTGTTAAGAGAATGCAGCCCGAATGTATGGAAGTGGCCCATTGTTGCCATATCCCAATCCTTGAACTTCTTTGTTGTGTGCCAACGCATCAATCTTGTAAACATCCCATACCACGGAATCTGCTGGTAAGCCTTGATACTATGACCATGATAGATAAGTATCCCCTTACCTTGTACGCGAACTACTTTCATGAACTCGGTATCAAAATTACATTCCACTTTCTTATTTGTCTTAAGGGCCAACTTCAGATAGTTATAGAAAACAATATCCCAGTTAGATGCTTCATGGGCAAAGCGAGAGGCAAACCCATGATTCCCAGGCACACCATAAATCACAATCTTCGGGAATATCTTGGATAAGTTGTTAATAAACGGTACGAAAACATCCTCGACAGCAAACATTGCCTGAGCGTTTACATCTGTTTCTGCCTGGTGATGAGCCTGTGTCTTATAAATAAGCGTACCATCATTGATGTCTCCGAGGAAAAGAATGACCAGTTCCTCATAAGCTATACC